CAAATACACATTTTTGAGTTTCTGGGTTATATGATAGGACAACTGGATCTTTTGATGTTGCTCCCAACTGATAACCAGAAGATAAATTATAACCAGGATCATATGTCGATACAGAAGCGCCATTGAAGTGGTCTAATGCAACCGTTCCTTGCTGTGCTCTCTGAACTGTTAAATCGTTGTCTGTTCTAGAAACAACTTTTACAATTTCATTTCCTATCCTTAAGAAATCATTTGTAGTAATTCCAATACCACTGTCAACAGTAAGAACTGCATTTTGAATAGAAAATCCAATATGATCTACACTTAAACGTAAATCTGATGTATTAGAATTTGTTTTTACTAGAGATGTTTCACCTACAGTTAGAATATCAAATCTTTCATATCCAGATCCTTTTTCAGTAATTGTTACTTGAGTGACGCTTCCTGATTGATTGACTAAAATATCTGCCTTTGCTCCAGACCCTTTTCCACCCGATAGAGCAATTCCCTGATATAGGTTTGGCGTGTAATCTTCACCGCCATTGAGAATGTCAACTCTTCCGATTCCACTATCAACCAATACTCTATCAACTCCAGGAGTTTGGAAAATAGTTTCTTGATAAATTCTTTTTCTTACATAATATGTTGTTGTCGTAGTAGAATCATCGGGAAAAATATCAATGTTAATCTTTTCACCTACTCCAACACCATGTGAGTCCGAAGTTTTTAATAATGCAATATTATTTTTAATCTCAAAAATAGGAAGATTATCACTTAATGAGATAACAGAAAAGATCTTAGAACCAGTAGTATTAATTAAGTCAGAACTTGCTAAAAATAAATTACTTGAAGGGGAAAATGTACCTGTTAGTATTTTAATTTTAACAGAATTTTGTAAAGTAGTTTCTTCTAGAACTTCACCAGTCGCAATTGGTGGTGTTAGTCCATCTCCAAGAGATAAAATAGCACCTTTGGTGTAAGATGAGTTTTGATCAAGAATTAAAGATATTACATTTGTACTTGATGACAGCACATCAGTGCTATTAAAATCACCAGTTACATTTCTAACTACAAATTTGTTTGATGTAAAGACGTTACCAACAATCTCTCCAGTAGCTCCAGTGTTTGCTTGAGTAACAGTATCGCCATCAAAAAAGTATGCATTTTGTCTTAACTGGATAAACAAACACTTTTTCTCTTGAGATTCTAAAGAAACTACATTTCTTCCAAAAACCGAATCTACTTGTGCTTCTGCACCTTCACCACCAGTTAGATTACTATCAATGATTAATTGAGATCCAACAGAATATACAGGTGTGCTATCAAATACAGAAGCGGATGAAATACTACCCCTGATAACATCTTCTACAATTGCAATAACAGAAGATCCATTTGATTCAATATCAGACGTTCTTAATCTTTTTGCTGACTTTGGAAGATCATCTTGAGAAATTTCTGAATTATAGTTTGAATCTAAAGGTAATGAATAATAATTACGACCAACAATATATGGAAACTCTGGTTCATTAGTATCACTTACTGACATAAAGTAAGCATATGTACCATTTGGATATTCTGGTGTTACACAATATCTACCATTATTCTCATCAAGAGAACCTGAGTTATCAACATAAGTATAATCTTCAATAAATGATCCAAGTGGGTATGCTGCAACAGCAGGTCCCAAACTTCTAGAAATATTTTTACTGTAACTAGTAGTCATCCTTGTTACAGAACTTTGTGGATCCAAAGGATCTAAAAATCCATAAGCACCATAAATGGGATTACCATCATAAGCAAATCCTAAAATAGGAGAGTGCGAAGATCCATTGTCATTTGTTCTCAGTGTAGTTGGTGGACCATAATAAGCATAACCATGTCCACGAGAATCTATAAAATTTTTGAAAAAGTATCCATTATCAGAATCTAGTATAGATTCATTTTTATGGAAACGATCCTTTCTCCATTCTTTAATTGAAGCACTTGCAACTGCTCCGGAACCTACAGGGATAATGTCTACAACTACATTTTCTTGAGAATATGAACTTCCAGGTTCAATTTGATCAAATCCTGTAATTTCTCCAGACGTAGAAATAACTGCAGTATAATTAGCAAATCTTCCTTTTCCAGCGTTATCAGTAATCCTAACTTCTGGTGGTGAAGAATAATACTCTCCAGCATTCTCAACTACGATGCTAGTAATTTCTCCGTTGGTTACAATTGCTCTTGCTGTTCCATTCCTACCAGAAACAATCTCAACGGTTGGTGTACTCGTATAATTTCCTGGAATGTCTACAATTACTGACTCTACTACTTGACCAGCAAGATTTGTACGTGCTGAATTGGAAACGCCATCAACCAGAACAAATGGTGGTTTTTGATAACCATTTCCTCTCTGCTCTACATTAATACTTTGAATAGGACCACTTAATACAAAATCTTCGTCTTTATATGAAAGATATGGGACACCATTTAACGCAATACCAATATCCCTATACTTTGTCTCATAAATCTCGGTAGTTTGAATTGGAGATTTTCTAATGATCTTTAGTAGTTTTTGATCTTGTACATCAGATGGGACAGTTGCTCCAGCAGCAATAATATCATGTGATGGGAATCCTGAAGATGTAATGTAGTATCCAGTTTCATCTTCATAGATTGCAGAAACATTTGAATTTAAACCTGCAATTGTAGCACTTAAACTAGCGTGGTTTGATGAATATGGTAGTGTTGATGATAGTGACCACCTAAGATTATTCTGATCATCAACAATCTTTACATCATTAGATAAAAATCCAGATTCAGAAACTTCTACAAATTCTCCTGGATTTGAATATGGAACTGCAGTTTTATTCTTAAGTCCATATAAAATTCCATAAACAAGTACATCAACACCAGATCCAGATACATTTGCTCCAAACGTAACAGGAGATCCTGCTGTATATGTTCCGGAACCAGTACGAGATTTTAAGATAAACTGATTTACATTCTTATCTTCAAATGTAAATGACTCGTTTCCAATTTTAAATTGTCCTGTTTTCTCCCATCCCATTGTAGAGAAAACATTAATTCTATCTCCTGAAACTACAGTGGCATCAATGGATTCCGTTAATTTAGTTTTAGCAGCAACAGAGAAAGAACCATTAACACTCTGTTCTGATAAGATTAAATCGTATAATGTTTCTCCAGAGTAAGTTCCAGAAAGTTTTACATTATCAACAACAGCAGAAGCATAATTTCCAACAACATCCTGCTCAATTAGTTGACCAATTAAATCTTCTGGATTTCCAGATACAATCTTTACTCTTAATGCATAGACATTAATCCAATTTGAATCTGAGTTTTTGAGAGTAAACTCTCTTGGATACTCAATTTCTGGAGTTGGATCATTATCAATTAAACATTTAAATAGGAACTTAATTGAATTGTCAGTTCCTTTGGATTGATAAAACGATGTGATATTCTTAATCAACGTTCGCTTATCTACACCATCCTTCAGATATGCCTCAGGAAACTCGCTGAGGTATTGTTTCTCAAAACTTTTTACTAAAGAATATAAAAATAGATTACTAATATTCTGAACTGAAACACCAGAAATATGATCTGCTGCAATAGTAGATACAAAATTACTACTGGTGTACAAGTCACCTAGTGTAGTATTTCCACTTACACCACGACTAACTTCTAAAAACTGAGTATCTGTTCTCTGTTTGTAAAAACAAATCTCATCATCAATCTTGATATATCCACCGTTTTTAGGAAAAGAAGTTGCATCTGCTACTGTAATTACAGTGTCATTTTTTTGACTGAACGAAGACAACGTAGTAGATTGATTGAGAATATTTTTCTCATAAAAATCAATATCACGATATGTCTGAATATTGTTGATAATATCCAGTGGTTGCCCTTGGAGTTCTAATTGCTCATAGTATTTTTGTATGAACTTACTGAAAAGTTCATACTCTTCATTGATAAAATCTGGTAGTTGAGATTCTACCAGAAATGAGATCTGATTAGCAGTTTTCAACATCTACTACTCTACCTACTCTTGGTATGCTACAAATTTACTTTTTGATATATCTACGTCTAGGTATACCTCACGTTTAACTTCAATATCATTCTTACGTGGTCGTACCCTCAGTTCAATGCGATTGTCTGAGAATGTGCCTTTCAGGATAGTAAAGTCATATAATTTTACTTCACCTTTCTCATAATCAACATCACCAATAGAATCATTCAGGAGAATTTTTTCTCCAGTTACAGAATCTATTCTATATAGAACGATTTTGCCATCCCTATCTTCAAGATAGGTGGTAAACTCTGGATATTCAAAAACAGTCATTCCTGTAGAAGATACAACAGGACCATCACAATCTAGATAAAATGCATTCTGATAACAAATTTCATAGAAAGAAGTGCTATTAATTTGAGCATAAAAATCCTTTCTCATCATAACGGTGGTGGAATTAGAATTGACTGCTCTGTCTGATCCATCAATTACCCCAATAAGTTTGCTATATCTAAACTTACCATTGAACTTTTCAATATCAGAATTAATTAGATACTCTCTAACACCAGAAGCAACCTTTGCTCCCACTTCAGCAGGAATCATTTTAGTTTTTGATCCGTCATAAAAAATATTACTATCAATTTCAATATACAGAATTGATGGATCAATAAACTCAGGTTTAATAGATGCTACAGTATATTCTTTAAGTTTTTTCGACAGTTCTGATTTAGTAAAAGATGATAAACTTGCAGCATTAGATGGTTTTACTGCAATAAAAACTTTGCCATATGCTGGTGGTTCTTGATCTTCTCCACCAAATACAATAATATCTGCAATTGCAGGATATAAAGATCTAACAATCGCAGAATAGTCCGTAGATGTTACTGCTCTATTCTGTGACCCGAAAAATTTAGGAGCATTGTATTTGATGTTAGAAATGGTTTCAATTGCTGCTCCACCTCTTGCTTCCTGAACAGTTGTTAAATTATCAACAGTAAATGGCACACTCAGAGGAGTTTGTGATTCATCATGTAAAATTCCATTGTAATTAAATTGTCTTGCACCATTAGTGGTATCACCATTTGTTACAACATACGAAATTTCAACAACTTCGCCATTATCCAATTTCTTTCCTAACGTACCGTCACCAAAGAATATCTCATAAACTTCGTCTTCCATTTCATTGACAAAGAAAATTTTATCAGTGGATCCAATACTGAGAATATTATTTGCAATTTTATATTCTTCAAAAACACTAGAATTCTGTGATTGAAATACTTTTACTCTTAAAGTACCAATATCAACTGACGAATTTTCAATTTTATAACGTTGGTTTTTTGCAGATCCATCAACGGTAGTTCTAGTAGTAATTAGAGATCCTTCAAGTAAATCAACATTTTTAAAGGATGCAACTCCATTTACAACTTCTGTACGAATATCTGTTCTTGTAATAAAACGATAAACGTTGTTTTCAAATGATGAAATAAATCCACTCCCCTCTTTAAGAGTTAAGCTGCTGGGAGCGGATCCAGCAAATTTAATATCAAAATCAACAACTGCTTTTGGAGAAATAATCGACTTTGGACTATATCCTAGTTGTTTTGCTAATGCTACTACATTATCTCTTAACGTTGCTGAATCTAAAAATAACTCATTTACCACCATGTTCGTATTGAACGCAGTGTAATAAGTGTTATATGCCAACACATCAAGTATCTGACTTAAAGCAGATCCCTCAAAGTCGTAATCAGTAAAGTCCGATTCCGATCTTAGATAATCTTTAAGAGCAGTTTTGATTTCATTAAAATCTAGATTATTTAACTGGGTGTATGGCATTATCTCGTCCTTGCAAGGAAGAATTCTACGTTTACTGGAGGTACATCAGATCCTCTAACTTCATAAGTCATTTCAACGTCAAATCCATTATCCTCAAAATTTGGAATAGCATTAACAGAATTTACTGCAATTCTTGGTTCAAATCTAGATAACGTATCACGAATACTGCCGTTAACTTGAGCAGCAGTTGCATAATCTAAAGGTTCAAATAAGTATTTCCTAATATCAGATCCAAAACTAGGATTGAATAATTTTTCTCCCCTATTGGTCAATAGTATATTTACAATTGACTGTTTAATGGCAGAAGCATCCTTACTGAGAACAATGTCGTCAGTAACAGGATGCTTTTTAAACCCAATATTAATATCTCGGAAGTTGAGATCTGAGGTTGCCATTAACTGCCTACGAAGTCAATAGTTATTTAGTCAGTCCGACCAACGTTCAATTAATTCGTTGGATTCGCCACCTTCTGAAAGATCATATAACTCTTCCTTAGGTTTATTACGATTTCTCTTTGCTGACATGGCAAGATACTTATCACTATCTGTTTCTGTAATGAGAGTCATTCCCTCATTAATAAAATCTTTGCTTTTATCCACTGGTGAGTTACCCATCGTTGTTTTTTTCCGTTAGTGTTTCCCAAAAGTATTCATCACAATCTCCTAAGCGTCCCCAACCGCTCTCGTTCTCAACTTCGTACTCTACGGTACTTACCTTGAAATCTGGCATTAGGGGTTCTTCTGGAGTAATAGAGAGGTCGTAGAGACGCATCCTATTATTAGGGTACAATCCAAATTGACCATTCTCTAATTCAATGCAATTATGACTCTTGTGTTCGGCAGGAGTTTCACTTACATTATTATCTATCACATCCGGATTGGCATGGTAGTTATCTAATGTAAACAAGTACTTACCTTTCATTAATCCATTAGTACGAGTACGTACCTCACATTCCATTTGAGCAATGAATCCTTTGTTAATTGCCATGACACCATAGTCCATGCAATTCCAAAATTGTAAGTTTTCTAAATTTAGATCTTCCTTCGGAGTTTTCGGCGCTCCGCAAAAAGCACTTATAGGCAACTTATCATACATTGCTCCATACTCAGGAAGGTATGTTTCAAAATAA